AGAAAAACAATCACTTTCAATTCCATATTTTTGACTATAATGCCAAATCGGCTTGAAATCAGAATTTTTCTGAAAGAAAGGTGATACATTAGCAGAAGAATTAACATACGTACTAACATAATACGCAGATTTAATTGCATAATCAACGTTGTTATAGGTAATGGAACGGTCGGCATACAGCCAAGAGTTCGCAATAACCTCACGCCATTGATGGAGATAACTAATTTCATGACGCTTGACACTGAGTACGATGTGCCAATGAGGACGCTGATTTGTTTCTCCATATTCTCCACAAACAAAGTATAATAATCTATCCTTTGATTTGTAAATATTTTTGTATTTATCACAATTTCTATTTAAATTTTGTCTTAAACGTTTAAAAAAATTTTGAATGTCAGGATAATAAAGACAACCGACACGAGAAAGAGAATCACAATAATTACGCTGTTTCAGAATGTAAAACTTATTAAAAGAGTCTTCATCACAAAAGTCATAATAATATGTATCTAAGGGTTCAAAACAGGGCTTTGTTAAAGTCATGAGTTTTTTATATTTAGTATTATAATAAGAATGCCTATCAAACTTTCGATAAATATCTATACTATGCCAAGGACGCACTTCTTTATCAACAAGAGATAAATCTTCGAGGTAGAAATAAGGTACGAACTCATCAGCATAAGTAAGATGAAAAAACAAATTTACATAACCTTCAGGGCAAGCATGAAGGATACGGCTAGCACGAGAATCTGCCTTTTCCTGTAAACAAGATTCACATTTGCCACAATCAACATAATACCACTTTTTATCATACTTATTAAAAACCTTAGAACGATACAGACACATATTTTTGCATTTTAAAGGGGAAAGTAAAGAAGGTGTGTTACTTTTCCAAAACGGGACAAGAAAATAGGATGCAGCCTAACGGACTGCACCCCAAAACAAACACTTATAAACTCTCTAACAGACTTGGCAATTCATTTACATTAGTAAAACACACAGTTTGTACGGGCTTTCCTGCTTGCATAACTTGACAGCAGAAACCATCTTGACCATTTACTTTACATTTGATAATTTGTAACATAATTTTAATAAATTTAAAAGTTAATTAATTAATTGATAAACTTTGCTGACCAATTCTTAGTATTACATCCATACCAAAAAATGACAGGAAAACTGCCAACGTAAGAAGGGCAATCATAACAAAAACTAAAACAAACTTAGGCTTATCCATATCAAAGGCTTTTTATATTTTTTACGATTAGGTTTACACACTGAAAGAACTACAACCTTGACCGATGGGCTTCGTATATCGCTATAACGGCGGCAAGGCATACAAGAAGTACACTTATATTCTCCATCACAATATTGAAAATAATTACAATTTCTCATAAAACTAATATTGAACACCATCAACAACAAAATTCTGTTGAATAACATCAAACATACCGCAAGAAGTACAGAGAATCACATGATTACATATAGTACATAAATACGGCATAGAAATAACTTGATTATCAGACAAACGTAAACCAATATGTTCTAGTGCTTCTTGCGGTGAAATCTTCATGACGTTTTACAAATTATGTTTAACTATATCATAAATTGCTGACAAAGGAACATTTAAAGCATTCATGTTACGACCATTCAAATCTAAAACAGCTACACTCACAATATCCTCAACATCAGTGGTATGAATCTGAATAATCTTTTTCATGGGCATGAGACATATGTTCTGCGTCTTTAAGTATTCTATTCCAGCACTCATAAGTAAAATTGCTTTTACCAAAACATTCAGAAATTAATTTGACAATATACTTTATTTCACATAAAGTCAAAAATTCAGATACATCAGTTAATGCATCACTAAATACATGAAAGAGACCATTTGGTTTTTGGACAATATCCAGATATCCGTCGTCACATACTACATACATACCTGCTAATTGGTGCTTAATAAAATCAAAATAGTTCATAATCTTAAAGATTATAAATGTTATTAATAATGTTTGGTCTACAAAGATACAAGAAATTCCACATAATCGGCATTATGTTAACTTTATTTAATATAAAAGTAAATTATGATAAACAAAATGTATAAAATTAAAGAGATTTTTACAATTATTTATCAAAATTTACTTCTATATAAAATTAGTAACAAAAAGCCGACTATTTGTTACGATGATAACGTCTTTGTGTCTTCTTATCAGCTGGATTACCGTATGAATCCAAATGACGCTCAACATCATCAACAACAACATCATCTGCATCTGATTGTTGATGAGTAAACGGAACAGAAGGCAAACCTTTTACAGCACCAACAAATGAACCAACAGAACCAACACCATTTGAAACAGTATTCGAGAAATCAAACAACAGATTAGACCAATAAGTTATGGCTTTTTTATCGTTAGAATATACAGCCTGTTCTAACTTTGTTTGGATAATCTGCAAATCCTTACGACCTTGTTCCGTCAAAATCTCAGATTGATTCAATTCTTCTGCAGACATCAATATTCTATTTTGCAAAGTCTGAACCTCATACGCATTTTGATTATTATTTAATTGACGTATAGAATCCTGTAACTTTATAGTGGAAGCATGAAGAGCCTGCAATTTTTGTTCTGTTCGTACTCGCTCTTGATTAAGAGTTGCCTGAGTTCCTGAAACAACTGAATTAGCATTATTCAAACGTATTCTACTTAATGCCTCTAATTTTTGAGTGTTCCACTTATCAGTAAAAACTTTCAACTCCTCTTTCTTCAGTAACCTATCCGCATCTTTAAGCAAGGAAGAAGAAATATCATCAAGTTGTTTTGTCTTTTCAGTCTCTGACATTTCCTTATTAAGTTCTATCTCACTCATCTTATATGCCGCAGACTTAATCAACAAATCATATTCAGCCTGTTTTGTCTTAGAACCAAACTGAATTTGTAAATCATTATAAATTTTCTGTGCATCATTATCAAGAGTAAGACCTCGTATTTTTTCAGGCAACAAACCTAAAATTTCATCTTTCTGAGCTGATGACAATGCAGAGTGCGAAATATTAGATACAGCACTTGTAAGACCTTGAATATTAGCAATTGTACGGGCTCCTATACCTTCAATCATTTCAGCACGAGGCGAAACAAGATTAGGAAGACCAGAAGAAACAGAAGAACCAACAGAAGGAGAAGAACCTGTTGCAGTAGGAGAACCAGTAACAGCAGCAGGATTAAGACCAGCAGCAATCAATCTTTGCATCTGAGCAGCAGGAGAATTATATTGATTTTCCATATTAAACATATCAACAGCATTCTTCCAATTCACTTGATTTTGGTCTTTTCTTTCAGAACTCTGAAAATCCAAATTTTCATGAAAAAGACGCTCGTTCATAGCGTTAGTCTCACGTTGCATAGCAATATTTGCTGCATTAATAGCTTTTTGTGTCTCATTATCCATGGCTGACGAACCAAAACCTAACCAACCACCAATAATATCACCTATATCACCATAGAGAAAATGACGGTTATTCACCGTCATTCTCCGTAATAGACTGTAATCTCGCAATATAATCATCATTCGACTCATTAGGTTGTTGAACAGAATCTAATAAATCATCATCATCATAAGAAGATGGAGCATTAGAAGGAATGCGTTTCTGCAAACGACCAACAGCAGAACGCACAGTTTCAGACACATCACGACGATTCATAACGTCAATATCAGAATAAGGGAGACCTGTCAACGGATTTGTACCGTACACAGTATCAATCAACTCATCTTTATCAACAGGTCGCACAATAGTAGGAACAACAATGTTTTCATTAAGAAACATTGAACCTTTAAGTTTTAATAAACGATTCTTCTCTACAATAGTCATATTAAATAATATTTAAAATATTACATCAAATAAAATAATAATTAAGTACTTTAAAGACTAGGCATTGAATAAGCTGAAATCTCAGAAGATTTATGTACTACAAATCGGAACCAATGAAGCATTGGGTCACGAGCAAAGCAAGTAGTTGGATTCATTTTATCATCTGCAGCATTTTGAAAATGCAACAACATGAAAGAATCAATAAAAGTAGGTGATATATAAAAAAATTCTGGATTAGTGAACTGAGCAGCTAAATCAACAGAAGTAAAATCACGTTGAGTAGTCCATGACTTAAAAGTCTCATTTGTCGTAAAAATACCATAACAAAGATTCTGTTTCAACTTACTTTCCAAATAACGATAATTCCAACCCATAATGCCATTAGTCAACTCATTCTCAAACAATACTGTATCAAAAGCAAGTTGAAAAATATAAGTCGGAGACATTCCCAATTGGTCAAACTCAGGCATCCAATAATCTTGACGTAAACGATAAGTATTCAACTTATCCAAACCAGTAGCCGAATAATCAGCTTGAGGAACCGCATGATAAATAGCCATCAGAAAACCATGACATGGAGCTGTAAAACGTATTCCTTTTTTAGGCATTCCACGATAAGCAGAACCACGACCGCCTTTTTGACCAAGCGAAGTTGAAGTCTGACCATTTGTTCCATCACTCAAAGCAACAACTTCATTAATATTGAAAATGGTTGTTTCAGAACCAAGACGATAAACATTATCAGATACACCCATCGGAACATCAAAACCAAAATGAGCAAGTATTTGACTGTTATAATCTTTCTTAGCGCGTCTTGTAATCTCCATCAACTTCTCAACAGCAAGAGCAACACGAAAATCGGCTAAATTCTGACCAATAGTCACAGTACGATTACCATCATTAATCATTGAAGGAGAATCAGAAAGAGGCTGGTTAACATCTGCCAATGAATGGCTTCCCTCAGTATGCTGCATACCAATATTTCCATAATCAACTAGAGGAGAGGGTAAAGAAGAGGTGAAAAAGTCCTTTGCCCAAGGAGTGTATCTCATCTTAAAAAACTTAAAAACGGATTCAGTAATTAAGCCACCAATTGCATAACGGTCAAGATTATAGTAATTTGCATCATTGTCAATTCGGTTATCAATACGAAAACAGTCCATGAAAATTTTTTGATAAACACAAGCAAAGTTCACATTTAACAATAAATCATGAGTAAGAGAACCAACCGAATCAATATCAAAGAAATAATAACCATAACCGAGAAGCTGCGAAAGACGAAGAAGGTTAAAATAATAAGGTACACCGAACTCATCAATACCCTCCAAATCAAAAGTATCAGAAACATGATTAAACATCATACCATAATTCCAATTATCCGCAATAAATGTTTTTACCATATTAGCCTCATTTTTAAAATTACGAACTGGAAAAGGAGTAGCGTTTAAATCACTATGATTAGGAACGAATGTTGAATGAAAATCCTGTACAGCAGTAAATGAATCAGGTGCAGTATGACATATAGCCTTAGCAGGAACAAAAAACCACTCAACAGATTCTTCGATATGTGTCATAGCAGGTGAGACAATTTCACGCAATTGCGTAAACATTTCTGTACGAAAATCATACTTATCACCGGGATAACAGAAATCATAAAAAACAGGTAACAATTGAGAAACAGAAGAACTAAACTTTTTAACACAGCTCAAATCGTGGTCGTACTTTCTTTTTCGAGCACGAAAAGTCGGATTTTTCAAAACATTTGATTTTGGCATAATTGATTAAATTTACGTTGTTTTACTTTTTTGTAAAAACGCTCCTGTTTTAACAAAGAGCGATTTACGTTATCATTAAAATCATTAGTACTAACAATATATTTTTCAATATTGAAGGAAAAAGAGTCAATGAATCGACGCAATAAAGGGTGATTTTCAAACTTCAAATCATAGACATTATCATATCTTTGTACATAATCATAATCATATTTAAAATCTGTATATTGCATACGAAACATAGTAGAATTGACAGCCTGCAAATAATCAATATACAAATCTGCATATTGTACAAGTTCACACTGAAATTTACCTAAATTCTTACCTTTTTTTAAATCAACAATTTGTTTAAAACGACGAAAAAACTTAAATTTTAAAGCAAAGCGATGTACCAACTGAATAAAACGGGCACAATCATCTGGAGAATAATCTAGCTTTTTTCTGTACAATGATTTTGTGATGTCAAATGGTACAGAGATAAGTTGCCTAATTTCCGCATAAGTAAGATTATGGAATCCCTTAAACTTTGGGAACAATCTATTTCTAACATAGGAGGGGATAATAGCGGTAATAGTTCTACACTTTCCATCTTTTGAAATAAATGTTTCAGTATATCGTAAATCACGCTTTTTGACAGAATCAATAAGATTGGGAATAGAAAAACAATCACTTTCAATTCCATATTTTTGACTATAATGCCAAATCGGCTTGAAATCAGAATTTTTCTGAAAGAAAGGTGATACATTAGCAGAAGAATTAACATACGTACTAACATAATA